CATCCTAACTCTAGTAAAAGTATGACTAAAGCAGAATCTGTTAGAACAGGTCAATCTGTATCTTGGAGTATAGATAAAAGTCCACAGCCACCATCAACAGTTCACGGTGTAGTTGTATCTGTAAATAACACAGATAAAGAAGCTACTATGCAAGTCTGGCAAATCTTGGAAGACGGTTCACATAAGAGAACAGACAGAAGAGTAACAATGCCTATTTCAAGTCTAAGAATCATATCTGACATAACTAAATAAATCTATTAAAAGTAGTCGTTGAGAATTAAGGTCTACTGATAAACTTATATATGAAATTGGCAATTTTATTTATTTAGGAGTTTAAGTGTCAGATAATTTTGATATTAAGTCAATCGACTTAGAAATAAAGAATGACGAAAAAGGCGAAGTCGCTGCGGTCTTTTCGGTATTCGATAAAGTAGATTCAGATGGCGACATTGTAAAAGCAGGTTCTATCAAATCAGGTTTTAAATCAGGAGATGTGCCTATGGTATGGGCTCACAAATGGGATATGCCAATTGGTAAAGGTCAAATAGAACAAGACGATGATAAAGCGACATTCAAAGGTCAGTTCTTTATGGATACAGAATCAGGAAGAGAAGCTTATAACTTAGTAAAGGCTATGGGTGAATTACAACAATGGTCTTTCGGTTTTAAAGTTGATGATTCTGAATACGGTAAATTTAAAAAAGACGGTTCTGATGAAGAAGAAGATGTTAGATTTCTTAAAGGTCTAACTGTCTACGAAGTATCACCAGTTCTTGTTGGAGCAAATCAAGAAACATACACAATGGCTATTAAATCTAATACTCAGTTGTTAGAAGAACTTTCAGAAGAAAAAGCTGTTATGACTACAGAAAGTATGAATCAACCAGAACCTGAAGAAAAACCAGAAGAGGTTGAAGAAGCTCCTGTTGAGGAAGCTCCAGCAGAAGATCCTGAAGCAGAAGAGATTGCTAAAGAAACTGCTGAGGAAGAAGAAAAAGAATTAAAAGTTTCAGAAGAAGTCAATAAGACTTTTTCTGAAGAGGTCAAAGATGTGCTTGCTGCATTAGAGAACCTTATAACAAGGGCGAAAGCAATTTCGTCCCTCCGTGAAAAAGACGGTAGAAAATTAGGCGAAAAAGCTACTGAAGCACTTCGCGCAGTTCAGGACGATCTCAGCGATGCTTGGGCTGAATTAGACTCATTTGTCGATGAGTTCGGTGCGGAAGAAGTTTCAGAGTCAGAAGTAGAAGAGCAACCAACTGGTGACGTAGACGTTGATGAGAATACGGTAGTTAACGAATACGACAACGATGTCTCTGACATCGATTCCGAGGAAGAAGAAACTGAAGAGATTCCTGTCTCAGAAGTTACCGAAGAACCAGAGGATAACAGCGAATCAGCTGACGAAGATTTTGACGCTGAATGGGTCGAAGGTCAAAGGCTTATAGCCGAGACTGTAGACATTGAAGTATAAGTAATAGTTATCATAGGAGATAATAGTGAGTAAAGTTGACAATCTTAAAGAACAGATTGTAAAATCGCGTGAAGAGCTTAAAAATATCTTCGATGGCGCAGACGAAAACGGCAAATATACTGCTGATCAAAAAGAAAGCATTGCAAAAGCTAATGCTGACTTAGCAGGTATGGTCGAAGATCTCAAAATCGAAGAATCTAAAGCAGCTAACGCAAAAGCTCTCGAAATAGATAATGAACCTGTAAATGAAATGCCTGTTCCACAAGTTGAAGAAGCTAAAGCTTTTAAAACAATTGGAGAACAACTTACTGATTCAGATGCATATAATGCATACAAGAATCAAGGAGTTAAAGGTGTGGATTCTAAAGGTGAATTTTCACCATACGAGTACAAAACAACTTTAAACACAACTGGTTATCCGCCAGAGTCTCTCAGAACTCCGGGCATTTTAGAAACTGCTCTTAGAGATCCAGATAGTGTTATTGGATTATTCGATCAAATCGAAACAAACCAAAATGCATATGTCTATCTCGAAGAAACCACTTTCACAAACAATGCTGGATCAGTTGCTGAAGCTGCTGACATTAGTACATCTAATGAAGGTGCATTAGCATTCACTGAGAGAACAGAGTCCATCAGAAAAATGGCAACATTCTTGCCAGTCACTGATGAATTACTAGCAGATGTAGCAGGTGTTCAAGGTTATGTAAACTCACGTCTCTCAACAATGATGAAGCTTAATATGGACAATCAACTTATTAATGGTGATGGTTCTGCTCCAAACCTAACAGGTATATTAAATAAATCCGGAATCAATACATTTGATTACGCTTTACCATATGCTGGTGAATTAGGAAGACTTGGACAAATTTACCAAGCCATTACAGAAATTAGAAAAGATGCCTTCACAGAAGCAGACGCTATTGTGATGCATCCTTCAGATTGGTATCAAATCGTAACATCCGTATCTGACGTAACAACATCCGGTTCTAAGAACCCATTGTTTGTCGTTGCAGGTGGATTTGGTGCTGATGCTGCTCCAAGAGTTTGGGGTCTAAAAGTTGTTCCATCAACTGTTATTGCTGAAGGTACCGCATTAGTCGGTAAATTCGGTGGTGGCGAAGCTGCACACGTTGTTATGAGACAAGGTGTTGACCTAGCAGTATCCGATAGTCATAGTGACTTCTTTGCGAAGAATCAATTGGCAATCAGGCTTACAATGAGACTAGGTTTCCCTATTTACAGAGCTGAAAGTTTCTGTTCTATAACAAACTTCTAAAGTTTGTAAATAGTGTATAGTCAAAGCGGTAGATTTATCTACCGCTTTACTATTTAAGAATTGAGTAGATGAGGTAATATATAATTATGTTCGTAGTAGTAGAAAAAAATATTTGGAAGCTAGAAGATGGAACAATCTGGGAAGGTAATCTTGCCGATGCACCATCAGGTAACGCTGCAATTGTAGCCAAAGCTGGAAGAGAGTATCCTGAAGCTTGGTTAAAAGAGCAAGGTTGGGGTAAAAAAGAAAAAGCTCCTGCTAAAAAGAAAGCTGCACCTAAAAAAGCTGCCGAATCAAAAGAAATAGAAAATAAGGCTGTCAAGCCAAAAGATACTGAAGACAAGTAAGGAGTCCTAAATGGCTCTATGTAGCGTATCTGATGTAGAATCAATGGTTCAAATTGATTATTCATCTGCTTTAGAAACAGATATAACTAATGTCTTTATACCATATGTTGATTCAGCTATTAAAAGATTTTTAGGATATGATCCTGAATACAATTCATCAATAGTTGAAAAATTTGATGGTAGAGAAAAAACTCATTTATTTTTAAAAGTAGTTCCTGTAGTTTCTATGACTTCTGTAGTTGAAGATGGTTTTACATTAGAAGAAGGAAACGACAAAGATTATGTAGCTTATTTAGAAGAAGGATTTTTAGTCAAAACAGGTAAATCAAGATGGTCAGATGCAAGAATGCAAAACGTTATAGTTACTTATGCAGCTGGTTTCCAAACAATTCCTGATACAATTAGATATACTTCTGCTAGAGCTGTAGCAAGATTAATAAATAGCACTTTACAACTTTCTTCTTTACAACCTAAAGCAGAAATAACTTCACATAAATCAGATGATACAAACAATGACGGTAATTTTTATTCAGTACAAAGTGAATCAGTAGGAGATTTAAGTTTGAGTTATGGAGAACCTATGGGAACATCTTTAGGACCTGCTTTGTCTGCATTTGATATAACAACATTAATGCCATATAAAAGGATATTTTTCGAGTAAAACTAGTTAGGAGGAATAATGCCAAATAGAATAGCACCAACAGTAGAAGAAGCTAGAGAATTATTTTTATCAGAACCACATAAAAAGTTATCTCTATGGGCTGAAGAATGGGGAGTGTCTGATGAAAGAGTTAGACAATTAAGAGAACAAGCAGGTGTTGCACCTAGGTCAGCTTACAATTCTGAAATAGCTGAAATTGTTTTAAGTAGAATTGCAGAAGGGAAAGGTTCTTTAACAACAACAAAAACATATGAAGAACTTCCAATAGGTTATGAAAGATTTAAAGCTTGGATGAAAGAGATGCCTGAACTTGTTGAAAAAGTAGAAGAAGCTAAGGCTAAAGCAGAAAAGCTTTCTTGGAATCCTAATTGGAAAAAATGTTTAGAATGTCAAGAAGAAAAAGATGTAAATGAATTTGAAAAATCTCAAAAATATAAAAGTGGATACACTCAATACTGTAAAGAATGTTTAGTGGGTCTTAGAGAAGCTACTAAGCAATATAAAGAGACCATAAAGTCTGATGAAAATAGTAAAGTATGTTTAGTTTGTGCAAAAGAAAAATCATTAGATAAATATGCTAAATCTAAAAAAGATAGAAATAAAAGAGAATCAATTTGTATGCTTTGTCATCGAAAAGCAAATCGTGAAAAAGAGTTGTAATAAAATAAACTTTCTGTCTATAATGTAATTGGTTATAAATGATCTTAAGGATTTAACCAATCCTTTCTAGAACATAAGTAGCCTCCTTAATTGATTGCGAGAAGCTGGGTGTAAAAACCCAGCTTTTTGTATTTATGAGGTAAAATATTGTATGGCAGATGAACGAATGACTAAGCTCAGGCTTATGGCATTTATGAGAGCTAATAATCAATGTGAATGGGCTGAATGCACTAAAACATCTCAATTACAGTTAGCTCACATACACGGCAAAGGAATGGGTGGTAATGAAAAAAGAAAATATGATCCAGAAAATGTTGCAGTGTTATGTATGTATCATCACGACATTTATGATGGTAGACAGTATAAGAATAGTAAGTACGAACTTAGGATGTTGCTTACAGCATATTTAAAGGGAAAGTGGAATGAATCAGGAAGAGAAGATACAGGAAGTAATTAGATATATACAGGATGCTAATCCTGAAGCAGAAATGCTTGAAGGACACGATAATGCAATATTAGGTATAGCATCAGTTCCTAATTTAGGTGAATGTGTTGCTTACTCTCAAGGAATAATTGTAAATAACTTATTTAATGAATACATATCAGATAAAAGTATTGATTGGGAAGATGAAGAAGAGGTTGGTATGACTAAAGATGACCAAGCTTGGCAAATGGCTTTAGATTTTTTCGGTCATAGTATATATTCGGTATCGTATGGAGAATTTGGACCTATCTTTGTAGACGATTTCTTTTAATCAATAGAGGTCATATTGTATGATTAGTATATGGCTCTCAACACAAATTTATTAATAGATCAAGTAAACGTAGAAAGAATAACTAGTTCTGGAGTTGATGACAGAGGTAACCCATCTGACACTTGGGCAACGCAATACACTAATGCAAATTGTAGATTAATTAAAAATGGTAGCGTTGAAGATAGAGATGGAAGAAATACAATTATTGAAGGCATTACTATATATTTTGATGACAACGTAAGCATAAAAGCAAATGATAGAATTAAAGATGGAAGTAAATATTATGAAATTACAGGCATTACAACACAAAGGGATGCAAAGGGAGAAGACTGTTATACAGTAGCATCTTGCTTATATAGAGAGTAACTTATAGTGGTTACTGGATCAGGTAGACCTAGAGACGCAGGCGTTCAAAACGCTAAACATAAAGGTGAGCCATTTAAAAGTAAAAAAGGCAAACCCGGTGGTAAAGCAGTCAACAGATTAACAAGTGTTGGTTATAGTGTATTAAGTAAATTTAGAGATGTAGCTGCAACATTACCTACTACTAAAGCTATTATGAATCCACTTTCTAACTCTTTAGCCGGTGGTCTTAAAAGCATTAGAAACATTCAAGCTTTTA